GGGATCGGTTCGGGCTGTGGCAGGCCCTGATCCGGTACGCCGGGGATATGGATCGGGTGCGTCGGGCGACCTCCCTGACCTCCGGGCAAGCCTTGATCGGGGTGCGGAGGCGCGACCCCGCCCCAATAGCCCGGAGGCTGGCCCGGGAGCCCTTGATCGGGGTGCGGAGGCGCGACCCCGCCCCAATAGCCCGGAGGCTGTCCGCCCGGCGCGATGGGATGCGTAGGCGCGCCGGGCGACGGCGGCACCCACGGGTGCGATGGGCCAAGCCCCGGAATGCCCGGCGGCGGGTCGCTCAGAGCCCACACCAGACACAGGAACGGATTATTCGCCATTGCTTGCTTCTCCCTTTACGCCCGCGCGGCATGCGCGAGGTTCAATCATGCTTTTCCCCAGAACAAAGCGGCGGAGCCCATTTCGATGCGTTGGCGCGCGCCCGAACATAGGCGCTGATGGCGGCGTCCATCCCGGTCAGCGCCCGCTTGGGCTGGTCGCTCGGGTCCCTCATCCAGAGGTCGAACACCCGCACGGTCTGATTTCTCAACGCTTGATCGATGCCCTCAAGCACCACCTTGCGCACCTGCTCCTGGGTCTGGCTGTCTTTGCACGCCAGCGAGACTTGCGCGCGCACGCCAGCGATCCCCGCCCACAGCGTCAACAGCGCGATGGCGAACGCCCGGCCCATCAAGCCTCCTTGGCCTGCAGCGGCGGCGTGTACGGCGTCGGTGTGTTGCCCGCATCGAGCCACGCCAGATAGTCCTGATAGTCGACGTTGTCGGGATCGAACGGGATGAACGCGCCATCCTCGTCACGCTGGATCATGCTGTCGTGAGGTTGATTGCGAGTATTGTCCCAGATTTGCGTATAGGTCACGGTCAAAGCTCCGCGCTTAACGGGTAAGCATAAGCAATAGCGTAAGCATCGCCACTGCCCTGGCTGGTAATCTCGAACCGAGCGGAATTAGAGCTGTTTACATAAATATTAGCTGCGGAGATATTTGCGTTTCCACCAGTCGTTAAAGTCCCACCTGAGGTTGGTGACGCCCGCATTGTTTGAAAATTCACCGTACAACCGTAGTTCCCCGCGCCAGTCGCCAATACACGCATCGTAGTAGAAACGATCTGATAATACCGCTGGCAATCGGCCATGCTCTCAGCCAGCGACTGCCGGTTGAACGGCGTTGCTACGCTGCCGATCTCCAATTTGACGCCGGTCAGGAACAAGGACGCGCCGTTGGTGGCGACTAAACTGGCTGCGCCGTTTGCGCCCAGAAAATTGCCACTCGCCCATGCGCCAGCTGGGGCGCGATAAGTCGCCCCACTGCCCAGATCAAATAACAGATCAAGCGCGCCGCCATTGCCTTGCAGCACCCATGTTCCGGCCGTGTCGCCGGGGATTGTGATAGCAATCCTCGTCCAAGTGTTTGTGACAGGGATCGAATACGTGAACGGATAAGAACGAGTGGTCGCGTAATTCTGAACCACCCCGCTGAAGGCGCCGGTCAGAGTACAATAGGCCCAGAACGACAAAGTGACGGGACGTGCGCTGGCGGTTCCCCAAGCAAAGTCACCAATCTGATCGGCTTCAATAGCTTGAAGAAACCCAAAGTAATCAGTTGCTAAAGGGGTATAAGCTGATGATGACCTAAAGTTTAAAGCACAACCAAATCCTGTCGTAGCGATATCGCTTGCTTGATTTATAGCTTGCTGCCATGTTCCCTTAGCCGCTTGAGACGAATAATAACGCCATCGATCAACTGTGTACGCATTCGCCGTCCCGCTCGCCCCATTGTTGCGAGCGTCTCTACGCATGTCACCGTTGATGACCCTGTTGTCGTTCATCGCCACCGGCAGAGCGTCGACATATTGCTTAGTGGCGGGCTGAAGCGGCGCGGCGGGATTGGCGGCCAACACGAGCGGCCCGGTCATCGTGCCGCCAGCGATTGGCACGAACGCGCCGCTGTCGACATAAGCCTTGGTCGCAGCGTGCAGCGGAATGATCGGCGGCCCGGAAAGCGTGACAGGCCCGGTCAGCGTTCCGCCCGCGAGCGGCAGGAATGGAGCCGCAGTCACCTTGCCGTCGACATATTGCTTGGTCGCCGCGCCAAGCGCCGCGCCAGGGTCAGCGTTGAGAACAAGCGCGCCGGTCAGCGTTCCGCCAGCAATCGCCAGATAAGGTCCGCCAGCATCCGTCGCTGCGCCAATCTGGGTCCATTGGGTGGCGTTGAACGCCCCCGCCGTCACTGCGACTTTCGCTGCGTAGAGTACGCCGCTCTGGATAACAAAGTCGCCGACGGCGTAATTGGCGCTCGCTGAGAAATAGCGCACAGCGACCAGGCGCTGCGCGGTCTTAGTCGCGTCGATCACGCCCAGTTGGAGGTCAGGGAAAGTCGTCCACAGCTCACCAGGCGAACGCGTGCCTGCGGCAGGCACGGCTCCCGGCGTCGAGGATCGAATGATCTGAACTCTGGTCGTCACTGGCTGTCTAGCCTCCCTATGTCGCGTGTCTACGCAGGGTCAAAACGTGCCGCAGTCGAGAGTGAAGTTATCGAGTTGCGATTTCGTCGGATCGACGCCGTCGATGCAGGTCGAAATGCTCGCTGTCGTCGCGAACGTTAGCTTCGCCGCCGCGGCGAAATTGCCTCCGGTGGCGAGCATGCACGCACCGCCCAAGAGCACGAGCGCGTTCGCTGTCGTCGGTTGCCACGACGGAACGCTGTCAGCCACGATCACTTGGTTTGGCGCAGTTGGCGGCGGCACGCTCGCCGCCGCGGCGGGATCAGCAGCGAGCCCCCACGCGAAGCCCGGACCAGCGCCTGACACCATGATCTGCCCCTGCGCGTTCGCCGCAGGCACAGAGGAACCCACCACGACGCCAGGCTGAGACCCGACGACAAGCGGCTTGAACGCGCCCGTAAAGGGCGGCCCAAGCGCAGACACGACAACGCCGTCGTTGATGTTCGAAGGCTCGTTGACCCATTGGGCGAGATCGAAGGCGCGCGAGAGGCTCATGGATTGGCGGGCCCGAACCAAATGATGAAGACAACGGCGTCGCTTTCCGGCGCTTGCATGAAAGTGATGGTCGCGGCGCTGGCGTTGTAGGCCGCGCCGGGGCTCTGCTGAACCCCATTGACCGACACCAGAAGCTCCTCGTTCTTGGCGACGTTGACCGCGTGACCGTTCATGGCGACAGTGAGCCCGGTGAAGTGCGTCGTCGTCCCGTCGGGCGCGATGGGGTTCAACAACACCGTGTTGACCGTGCCGCTCGGCGTGAGTTGCGCGGCTGGCGTGAGCAGGTCGAACGTGGCAATCGAGTTCAGCGTCAATCCGCGCAGGAAGGTGATCGTCGAACCGACCGTGTCGATGGTGAAGTCATTGGTCGGCTCGAGCCGCACGCCGTTGACGTAGGCTTGCACGCCTTCGGGATTGGTCTGATTAAAGGCGAAAGTCTTGCCGTTGCGATCCGCGGTCCCGAGAGGAAACACGGTCTGCCCGGCGGCGCTAAGATAGTAGAGCGACGCCGTCGCGCCTTTCTGCGGCGACGACATGTTGACCCAGGTCGAGCCGTTCCACACCAGCATCGCGCCAAGCGTGGTGTCGTAGTAGATCGAGCCAGGCGGAAGCGGCTGTCCGGTCGGCGTGTTCGGCGTCGTCGGCGGCCCGGGCTGCGGCCACGCGCCCTGATACCACCAGGCCATCATCCCGAAGGCGCTGGCGGCGCGATTGGCCCACCACCGCGACGACCAATGATCGCCGGTGATCGCGTTGATGGCGAGAATGTTGGGCGGAATGGTCGCATTGCCGTTCATGTACTCGGCCCAGGCGATGCTCACCTGGGCGTAGTCCGAGGACAGCGGGCCTGCGCTTTGTTCGTCGGTGGCGTAGAAGTTCGCCAACTGAGGTCCGAGCAGGCCAGTTCCCAACGCGGCGGAGACACGCGTCTCAACCTCGGCGTCGAGCTGCGCCAGGCGTGTTCGAACCTCCTCGGACGCGCGCGACATCGCGTCGGCGCTGGCTGCGATTTGCACCTGAAGCGATGCGATCCTGCCTTGCAGCGCCCGCGTTTCAGCCGCAGACACCGCGGCTTCCGAGGCGCTTGCGCGCACCGACGCGAGCAGGTCTTCAATCGCGCCGACGGCACGCTTGGCGAGCAGCTCGGGCAGCTCGGGCGAAAGCTGTTCGGGACCGACGGAGCCGTTCCTGACCACGCCATCGTCGCGCATGACGGTGCGTAAAAAATCGATGACGTTCGCAGTCGCGCGGCGGTGCTCGTCGAACTGTCTGCCGATGTCGTGCGGGGCGACAGGCCCGCTGTTGAAGGGGACGATCTTTTCGGGAGGCTTCGGAAACGCCATGAGCCGTTCTCGAAAGAAGGGCGACGGACCATGCCGAGCGGTCCAAAAAGCGGCGCTGGAAGCGAGCTATACGGGGTTTTGTCAGGCGTGTCGAGCGTGTCTGCCGACAGGCTTATTCGAACCTCCCAGGACCCGCGCCGCCTGCGCAGCCCTCGCCGTCGCCGCCCTCGTCTTGACGATGTTCACGGATATGTGTTTGGCGTGTCTCGGTTTCGCCGCTTTACTGGGGTGTTAGCCGCCATGCCTGGTTTTGACGCCCTCACCGACATCGTCCAAACAGCAGCGATTGTCGTCCTCACCATTGTCATAGCGGTCGCCGTGTGGCGCGGCTACAAGCGCTTCAGCCTCCAGAACGGCGTTATTCAGGACGCCATTCTCAGCCAGTACGAGATCCTCAGGCAACTCGGCGACAGCAAGGCGGAGCTTCGGGACATCCGGGCGCAGATCGACGAGCTGGCGCACGAAATGCGCGAAAGATGGGCCAAGATCGAGACGCGCGTGCACCGACTGGAGGACAAAAACACCGTCTGGAGCCGCGACAAGCGTATCTGAACCTCCCAGGACATCCACAGCACGCGACGACGCAACCCCCAGGACACGCGATGCGCCTGACCCAGAACGAAATCATACAAGCGCGGCGAAGAGCAGAACGCGGAACGCCGCTTGGCCGCGCGCTCAAGGGCGCGTTGATGTTGCTCCCAAAGCCCGTCAGGCGTTGGGTTCTCATGCGGTTGTTCGACATCGCTTTACGGGTGATGAAGCGTCGAGGCTACGACGAAAGCGACATGATCGCCTTGTTCGAGGACGCCAGGCGCAGGCATGACGGCGCATGAGAACCTCCCAGCAGCACATGACGACACGATCCCGGCGGGGCTAAGGACCACGCCAGGGTCGTCGGAGGCCGTGTCGGCGTGTCTGCCGGACATCACTTAGCAGCGTTGCTTAATGTAACACTTTAAGATCGCCAAGTGTGATGTGAACAACGTTCTCAAGTTGGGACAACGCGAATTTTCTCTGCCTGCGGAGCACGGGCTCGCGACCTCGGCGACAGACCCCGGGGGGCGAAGGCGTGGGCCTGCCGCCGCTCGCGCCGGGCTGGGCGCTCCCTGCCCAAGGGAGCGCAGATACGAGCAAAATCAATGGGTTAGCGGTGCCTGCGCAGTCACGCGGCGTCATGCGCCAACGCTTCAAGCCGCTCGTCAAGCTCCGCCAGCGTGAGTTCTGGCGCGGTTTTTCTGGCGGTGTCTGCGGTGGCGTTTTTGAGCGCTCCAGCGAGCTCCAAAAGTGTACGCGCAGCTTGAGCGCGCGCCGCAGCAGGTGCTGCTAAGTCTCTGCAAATGCTCTGCAAAGTTAGCTTCGCGAGTTCAACCGTGTCTGGCGTGTCTGCGATTGTCTCAGTCTGAGACGGGCGCTTGCGCCGCACGGGCCGCGCGACGGGCGCTTTTGATGTAAGGGCGCGACTGCGAGGCAATCTTTCCTCCGCCATGGAACCTGCAAACCGTTGTCTCGCGCATTGCGACCCGCCCGCAATGATCGCACTTGCGGGCGTTAGCGAGCCCGTAAAGCTTAGCCGCCGCTAAGAATGCGGCTGGCGCTTGTTTCTGACCGCCGTGCGCGCGTTGTCTGGGATATGTCGCGCGCTTGGCCGATGGCCGCCAATCAAGAGCGCTGAATTGCGTGTCTGACATGTCGGGCGTGATAGCACGCCAAAAAAGATCGGAAAAGCCTGCTGATATTGTATGAATGTGTTTGATGTTGTCTCGCGTGTCTGGTATGTCTGGCGCTCCAGCGGACGCTTGTGTCTGCTGCAAACGAGAGCTAAGTACCTGAAATGACAACGAAATTTGCACATATCAAACTGGGCCGGGCGTTTAGGCCGCATGTCTTGAGTGAATTGAAGGCGCTGCCGACATGGGCGCGCTACATGGCGCTGAAAGGCTGGAACGGACGTTCGTCGGCGATCACTGGCGACGATATCCGGCAAGCTTGCGACGATCTAGGCTTTGATTTGAACGCGGCGTTCGTCGCGTTCTTTTCCAACGCTGCAAACAATCCGGCAATCATAGGGACAGGCATAAGCCTAAACACGGTGGCGAATGCTGCAATGCACGCCGCGTCGAAAGCAGGCGGCGCGGGACGCGCGCCAGACGCGCCCGCCGCTATCGCCGCAGTCTTTGACGCCAACAACGAGGAAAGCGACGAAATGGACAATGAGCCCGCAACCCGCGCCGCTCCGCCGCCTGTCGAAGCGCTCGACGTCGCCAACGAAGGCGAGAGCTTCGAAGGGAAAGACGCAGACACGTTGATTGCCGAGGCTCTAGCGCCCGCTAGCGCGCACATGACGCCGCATCTGGCGCAAATGATGCCCGGACTGTTGCGGCCGTTTGTCGAGGCTGCGACGAAGGGCCCGCGCGTCGTGACCAAGACGATTGTGCGCAACGCTGACGGCGTCGAGGACGCGTCGAGCGCCGCGCCCGTCGTCAACGTGCTGCGCAAAAGCATGTTGTACGCCGCCTTCGGATTGCCCAAGAGCGCCGCGCCGTTGGCGTATCGCTACGCGTTCGAAAACGTGTGCGTGAACGTCTGCGACTACAGCGAAGCGCCCGCAATTGATCCCGCCTACGTCTGGAACGTCGAGGCGTTGGCGCAGCTTGGCGCGGCGGACGCAACCGGGATGAACGCATGGGCTTTCGGTCATGCTGGCACGGGAAAGACCGAAGGCGTTCGCCAATACGCCGCTAGGTTAGGCCGTCCGTTCGTTAGGATACCGATTGACCGCACAACCGAGCCGCAAGAGATCATCGGCCAAGAAATGCCGCGCAAAGGCGGCGGCATGGAATGGCGCGACGGCAAGTTAACACGGGCGTTTCGCGTTCCGCATTGCGTCATCTTGATTGACGAGCCAACGCTCTTGCGTTCGGGCTCGCTGGCGGTGTTTCAAACGGCGCTCGACACGCGCGAGATCCACTTGCCGACGGGCGAAGTGGTTAGAGCCGCGGACGGCGTGTTCATCGTCGCCTGCGACAACACCGCAGGCTGCGGCGACGATAGCGGGCGGTACGTCGACACTGCAGCTGTGAACGTCGCGTTCATGGATCGGTTCGCGTTTCGCGTCGAATTTTCGTTTCTGCCCGCGTCGAGCGAAATCGCCATGTTGACAAGCCACACGGGCATTGCGCCCGAGTGCGCGCGCCTCATGGTCGAATATGCTTCGCTGACGCGGTCGAACGCTGACGCTGGCAAATTGACCATAGGCCTGACGCCTAGGCGCTTGCTGTGCTGGGCGAAGGCGGTTCAGATTGGCGTGTCGAGCGCGAAAGCGTTTCAGAGTTGCATCGTCGCCAGCGCTTCGCCGGAAGACCGCGAGACAATCTTGATGCTGGAAGCGCAGTCGCTGCGCTCTCAACACGCCACGATTGACGGCGTTGCGCGCGGGACGATTGATCCCAACGCGCCCGACACGCGGGCGCAAGGCGCAGTGAGCGCCGACGGGCTCAAGTTTCCTGACGATAACGACACGCTCTGAGGCGCTCGACGGGCGCGAATGATTCGCGCCCGTGTCTTATTTTGCAACTGACAACTGAGGACTAAACGACAATGGCAAAGATGGTTCTACCGATGGAACTCTATCACGCAGCGCGCGAAACGTGTCTACGCTTGTACGTCGCCAACGGCGGCGATGCGCGGGCGAAATGGAGCATTCGCCCGTATCCTGGCACGGCGGCGATTGCGTGCGACGAAGGCGACGGGTATCGCCCGCCATCGTTCACTTTGTGCATGCCCTCGTTTCCGCTTGAGATACGCCTACCGCGTTGGAAAGCGGACCTCGTAGCGGCGTACACCGTGCATGAATTGCTTCACGCGTTGTGGACCGATTGGAACGCCGTGGCGCAGTCACGGCGCAACGGTTTGCACGGTTTGACAAACGCCCTTGAGGACAATCGCATTGAAGCGAAAGCTTCGCGCGGCGATTTGCTGCAAGTCAGCGAAGCCCGCCGACTATTGGAAGCGTTGAACGCGCACATTGTGGCGCGAGCCATGAACGCGCCGGGTTTCGCGATTGACGCGCCCGAGCAATTTTCGTTCGTGCTCAACATCGTGATTTTCTCGGAAAAGTTGGGCTATCGCTCGACGTTTCCAAGCGATTGGCGCTCGCGCGTCAAACCCGAGTGGTTGCCCTTGTTCGACCATGCGCTGGCGCGATTCGACGGGCTAGGCTCGACTGGCGATGCATTGGCGCTGGCGCGCGAGTTGCAAGCGATGGCTGCGGCGCTGCCCAAGGCGAAGCCCGAGCCCAAGGCAAAGCCCGAGACGAAGCCCAAACCCATCAAGGGCGACGGCGCGCGCCCATCTGAACCCCTCCCGCCGCGCGAACGCGAGATTACCGAGCCCGAGCCCGAGAGCGAAGACGATGACGGCGCGCCAGAACCGCTAGGAACGCCAGAGAAGCCCAAGAGCGAGAGCGAAGGCGACAAGCCCGAGAACAAGCCCAAGCCAATTCCTGGCGCGTCTGAGTGCGAAGACGAGCCCAAGAGCGAAGCCCAAAGCGAGGGCGCGTCAAACGTTGGCGGATGCGGCGCGCAAGTTGAAATGAGCGCGCCCGTCGAAGACTTGACCGACGCCACGCAAACCTACAGCGAAGCAAACCTAGACGACTTGGCGCAGGACGCGGCGCGCGAGGCGAAACAACGCCTCGCGACGGTGCAAGCGAACGCTGCACATGCGGCAATCGTTTTGAACGCTACGCCGCATCGCGAGGCGCTGCTTGACCGTGGCGGGGACCCCAAACGCGCGAGCGCCGCGATTGCTTCGCCCGCGAAATTGCGCCGACACTTGACGCAAGCCGTCAAATCGCCGGAACGCGTTGGCGTCGAGCGGCGACAAGTTTCGGGGCGCTTGGACCTGCGCAACCTGTCTGGGATCATGTCGGGCCGTGACACGGTGTTCAAGCGCCGCGTCGAAGACGAGGGCCGCGAGGCCGCAGTCGGGCTCTTGCTCGACGTGTCGGGCTCGATGAAGGGCTTTCGGTTGCAAGCTGCGAAGGCGATGGCGCTGCACATGGGCGATGCGTTGAAGGCGGCGGGCGTCAAGTTTGAGATTACGGCGTTTGACGACAATCGACTGTGGACCCCTAAGCCCTTCGCCAAAGCATGGTCGAATGACACGCGCCGCGCCGTGGCGGGACTACAGACAGCGGGCGGGACAAGCATGTTGCCAGCGATGAAAACTTGCGCCGAGCGCCTGCTGAAAGTCGGCGGCGTGTCGCGCCGGATCCTGCTGGCGTTGACCGATGGGGACGACAGTTTCCCGGCGGAAGCCAACGCGGCGCTTTGCGCTTGGTACAAGTCGCGCGGCGTGGAGATTGTCGGTATCGGGCTCTTGACGCACAATCTCGCCCGCACGTTCAACGGACGCGCCGTCATGGTCCGCGATTGCTCACAACTCTCGAATGTGGGATTGTCGGAACTGGTGAAAGCGCTCGACGAAGGCGCGCCGCGCGTAGCGTGAAGGGAGGAAAACCGATGCTAATCGGAGTTTTAGTTGTAATAGCGGCGGGTCTCGTTTTCTACGGTTGCGTCCAGGATGAAAACCGCCGCAAGCGAGAACGAGACGCGGCGCGCGGCCATCCGCCGCCCGAGCTCGAGCCCGAGCCCGAGCCCGAGCATTGGCTAGACCGATGGAAAGCAGCACAACGCATCCACCGCGATTGAGCCCCAAACGCCCGCCCCAAAGGCGGGCGTTTTCGTTTGGCCTCTAAGAAGCCCTAGGAAGCCCCAGGACGGGCGTTTTAAATTCTGGGTGTGGGACACCGAAAATTTTTTACCCCCCTATAGGCGGGCCGCGCTGTGGCTTGGGCGCGCCGTGTTTCTGAACCCTCCCTCGACCCGGCGGGCGCTCGAACGGCGCGGGCGCGACCCGCGAGCGCGGGCGTGCGACGGGCCCGAACGCGGGCGGGCCCTCGCCCGTTACAGGCCCGAAAATCAACGCCTTATAGGGCAAAAGGGCCCCGGGCGCGGACCCAGCCGAACCCCTCCAGGGGAAACGAATTGCCTTAGAGCGAAAAGCGGCCCCGGAAATCCTGGCGAGCCAAGCCATTAAAATCAAACCGAAATCCTGTCGTGTCGGTCGGTGTCGACAAACCCCTTGACATGGACCCCGGTCTGTGCGACCCCTACCTCAGAAGAACCCCTCTGTGGCATAAGCCATTGATAACAGGGGCAAAAGCAACCTTCGCAAATCCGGGCGACCTTCGCAAATTGAAGGGTCCGAAAGCAAAAGCGAAGGCCAAAATGCCCTGTTAAATCAAAGGGCGCCTTACGAACCTTCGCATCCTCACCGTTTTTTGAAATGCTCGCATACGTGCGCGTAGCGCGTCACGCGCAGGAAGCCCCTGTCTCCCCTTTATATACGTAACTATTTATATTTCAGTAAGGTAAAGAAGGATACGAAGGTAGGATGTCATAGAAAACTGATTTACAAAGACTTTTTCCAGCCTTCGCGAAAAAAGTGACAAAACCGGATTATCGCTTGTAAAGCGAAGTTAAACCCGCCCAAAGTCAAAATCATCAGCTGAAGGACTGGTTCCGAGGGCTTTAACGCGCTCCTGCTCGAAACGGATTGCCCGCCGGAGGATCTCGCTAAGGGATCTGCGCTCGACATGAGTTTGCTTTATAAGCCATTCAAGCGTCACGTCGTCGAGCGCGACACCCACTGTGGTCCGCTTGGGGGGTTCAGATGAGGGGCGGTTCCACCTGTTAACAGTCGTAGGATATATCCCGAGCGACGCTCCAGGAACTCTTGCCATAACATATCCCTCTCGTTTATAAAGCGAGAGGAAGACATAACAGACACACTAGACACGATCAAGACGGTAGCCGCCGCTGGTTCCGAGCTTTTCGATCTCGCCTTCAGCCATCCCACATCCTAATGAAGGCGCTGAAGCATGAAGTACATCGCGCCAAGGGTGACGACGACGTAGGCGATTTGCGTGCCGACAAACCAGCGGATCGACTGCACTTCGCGCTCGACCATCCACTGCCGAAGCCCGGCGATGTTGGTGTCGATACGCTGCTCGATGCGCTGTTCGAGTTGATCGAGATCGTTTTTAGTGGCGGGATCGCTCACAGGGGGTTCTCCTACACCGCATTGATGGCGGATTTTAAGTGACCAGGGCGCAACACGCCATAGTGCTTCTCGACCGTCGCCACGTCGTCGTTGAGCACCGAAGCGACTTCGTAGATGGGCACGCCCGCTTGCACCGCGAGGCTCGCCCACGTTCTACGCAGATCGTGCGGATGGATGTGCCTGTAGGGCGTCTTGGCGAGCCAAGTCTCCCACGCGCTCCTGATTGCGCCGGGACCGCACACCAGCGCGCTCAAGGGCTCGCTCCGAGCGATGCTCTCCTGACGGGCGCGCTTGAGCACGGGGAGAAGCCTGTCGGCGATAGGCGTCACGCCGCGGCGCTTGTTGGTGGCGACTGCGCCAGGCACGCGAAAGTCGATCAGCCCGCGCCCGAAGTCGACGCGATCCCAGGTCAGATCGAGGTTGGCCTCGCTGCGTTGCGCCGCGCCCAACGCCAAGGCCACGTACCTTGCGACCCGGGAGAGTTCGCCTGCATTGGTCGTGTCCGCCAGCGCCCGGTTCCAAAAATCTTTCTCTTCGAGCTTCGAAAGAAACACGAGACGAGGAGGCGAGGACGCGCCTAGCTCGATGTTGGGTAGGTCGTGCTTGGTAAGGCCGTAGCCTTTTTGCTTGACCGCCCAATTCAGCGCCGCGACCAGCGCTCCCAGTTCCCGCCGGATCGTGCCCGGCTTGATCCCGCGTCGAGTGCGCAATTCCCGGTAATCCGCGATGTCGTCTCGGTTCTTGTCGCCGTTCAAGCCGATAACCGCTTTGCGTCCGAAGAAATCCTGCACTGGCTTGAGCGGCCAGCGCTGGTTGGGCTTCCAGCGCAGATAGGCTTCAAGGCAATCGCCAACTCGCGTCGCGCCTGTCTGAGCTACGACAAGGCGGCGCGTGTCCCAGAACTGCTCCGCCGCAGCGTCCGCCTGTGCGCGCTCTGACGCGCCCGTGCTCCAAGTGCGGACGACCCATCGCTTGCCGTTGTGTTCGCTCCAGCGGACTTCCCAGAGGGCGTTGCGGTTGAGGGCGAGCTTGTAAGGTGATGTTTGTGCTTCGTGCATTTACGGGCTTCCAAAAAGTCGAGAAAATCTTTGAGTTCGACCAGGCACGGGCGTCCGGGGACAAAGCGCAGACCTTCGCAGCGCCGCCATCTGGCGACCGTCTCCGCGTTGCGCTTGACCAGCGCGCCAGCCTCGCTGTCGGTCAGGAAGGCGCGCAGCCCAATTGCGTGATCTTGAGCTTGTCGGGCAGATGCAATCGCGGCGGATCGTGCGGATCGGCTTGACCGTGGTTCAGCAAATTCGCGTAGTCGAGAAGCTGCATGATCATCGTCGCGATGTTCATCGACACCAGCTTGTTGACTTTGAGATGCACCTTGTCCGCGTGCCCCGCGACTGCGATGATAGCGATCTCGGGGTTCTGCCTGTCCACTGTCGCCGCCGTGATGTCTGGCGCGAGTTCCTCCGGCGGCACGCCCAGCGCCTCCGCAATCTTCATCAGGTTGTGAGGGTCTGGCCAACTTTTCCCCATTTCATAAGCCGAGATCCGGTCGCGGTTCTTGGCGACCTCTCGTCCAGCTTTAGTCTTTATTACGCCCCACACGTCTCGTGCGAGGTCCGATTGGGACCAGCCTTTCTCGCTGCGCAAGTGCTGTAGTCTGCTGGCGAAAGCTTCTAGCTCCATCTGCATGACGCGGGTGCGACCCGCCGCGCCCGCTGGCGCGGGCGGTAGTCTTCTGGTTGGCGCTCTCACGGTAGGTTCTCCCTGTGGCGGTTCCCTGAGCACTTTCCTCTCCACACATTTGTCAGTTTCTTTTTATGAACACTTTGTGACAACATCAGACATTTTGGACAGGCAAACCAGACACGTCCATACAAAACATGTCAAGACAAATCAAGGCCCGTAGGTATTTTTCCCTATGAATATGGCCATTAGCATTATAGTCGACTACAACCATCGGATTGCAAAACGCCAAGGATTTCAACCAACCGAGGAAATTATACACAGGAACGGACAAAACTATTGACGTGCCGATGTGCGTCTGGCAGGTTGTCTTCCGAGCCCGACAAACCTTAGTTTTCTTGCGACAAGGCCAGCGCGAATGTCGCCCGAGCCACGTTCAAAGATCCTCGCGATAGACCCCGGCGTGAACGGCGCGTTCGCGGTGCTTGGGCGACAAGGCGAGTTCGTCGACATGGGCGAGCTTCCCCGGTTCGCCAAGCTTCTCAGTGCAGTGGAACTGGCGGCAATCTTCAGCATGCACCGGCCCAAACTCGCCGTGATCGAGAAAGTTGCCTCGATGCCCGGCCAGGGCGTCGCCAGCACGTTCACGTTCGGGACTGCCTACGGCGTGTGCATCGGCGTGGCGGGAGGTTCGGACGTTCCTGTCTCTTTTGTAACGCCTTCAAGATGGAAGACACACTTCCGGCTAACGGGGCTGCCGAAGGATGCTTCGCGTGAGCTGGCGATCCGGCTCTATCCCGGCGCGGCGCGCATGCTTGGCCTGAAAAAACATCACGGACGCGCGGACGCTCTTTTGTTGGCGCGGTTCGCTTTGGACACCGAGACCGGGGCGAAATTCGTATGAGCGAACAACACGACGATCATATCTGGCTCACAGTCAACAGCGAGGCGTGGGCGATCCGAGCCATAGAGTGGCCGATCATCTTCCTGTGGCGGGGCTACGAGCCAAATCTTGAGTATTCCGCCGTCGAGATGAGCCGCTTCAATGCCGAGGCTTATGCCGACAAGGCGGTGGCTATGCTTAAAGATACGCCCCGATGAAGCCCGGGCTCGAACTCATGCCCTTCCAGCAAGAGGGCGCGAAGCTCCTGGCGCAGTCACGCCGGGCGATGCTGGTGTGGGACCCCGGCGTCGGCAAGACGCCGACCAGCGTGCGCGCGTGTCTCTTGGCGAGCGCGGCGCGCATCCTGGTGTTTTGCCCGCCCATAGGCACCGCCGTCTGGCGTGTTCACTTCGAGGACTGGAGCGACATCCGGGACATCCGTGTGATGAATAGCTTCAGCGCCCTCAAACCTTACGGCTTTGCCGCCGGGGGAGGGGTTCGGATTATCCCGTACTCGCGGGCGCGGCCCAATGTCGGCGTCATCAACGCCACGCTGGAAGAGCGTTGGGACGTGGTGATCATCGACGAAGCCCATTACCTCAAGAATTCCAGCGCCCAGCGCACTCAGGCGATCTATGGATCCAAGATCGACCTCAAGGGCTCGCCGCTCGAAAACGCCGAGCATGTCTGGTGTCTCACCGGCACGCCGCTTCTGAACCACCCGGCGGAGTTCTGGACCCACCTGCACGCGCTGGCGCCAGACATGATCATCCTCCAGGGGTTTGGCGTGATGACTGAAAGCGTGTTTACCGACCGTTTCTGCGTCACCCAGCAGACACCCTACGGCGTTCGCATTCGCGGCGGGCGCAACACCCACGAATTGGCCGGGCGTATCCATGCGCATTGACCGCAAACGCCTCAAGGACGTGATCCTCGACATGCCCGAGCTGCGCATCGTCGATTATCTCTTGCCGCCAGACACGCCCATCGAGAAAAGCCTGCGCATCGAGCTGGCCAACGCCATGTCTGATCTGCGCGAGCAGGGGTTCGAAGACACGCTCGACGACGACGCGCTGCTCGGCGCTGTCCAGGCGGGCGGCGTCGCCTTCTCGACCGTGCGCCGTTTGATCGGGCGAGCCAAGATCGAAGGCGTCGCCCGCCTTGTCGCCGACGCCCTCGACGACGCCGAGGACGACAAGGTTATCGTGTTCGTGCATCACCGCGAAGTTATCGACGGGCTGGTTGATCGCCTCGGGCTCTATAAGCCCCTGGTGATCCACGGCGGCACGCCGATGAAAGCGCGCGACGCCGCTATCGAACAATTCCAGAACGACGAGCGCCGTCGCCTGATCATTCTCGCCATCGAGGCGGCGGGCGAGGTGATCACGCTGCACGCGGCGCACAACGTGATCGTGGCTGAACCCTCCCCGGTGCCTGCCAAGAACTACCAGGCCATCGCCCGCGCCCATCGCAAGGGCCAGAAACATCCGGTGCTGGCGCGGTTCGTCCTGCTGCCAGGCACGCTCGACGCGCGATTGATGGCGATTGTCGCCCGCAAGACCCGAGACATCGCCCAGGTCGTCGATGGAGCGCCCAGCAAAGAGGAGAAAACCGAGTACGTGTTTCCGAACACCGAATGATTGTGCGGCGACGACAATTTAGGGGGAGAACGCCAAGACAGAGGGACGATGCGACAATGAGCAAAATTTCTGTAGTGTTTGAAGCGGAAACCCCGGACAAGCTGCTGCAACTGGTGCTGAACTACGCGCTGCAAAACAAAAAGCCGCCGTCCTGGCTGGGCGCTTCCTTGGATGCCGAGGCGCTGCAAGCCGAAGCCGAGGCGCGTGAACAGATCGACGCCGAAGACGCCGCCGAGGACGAAGCCAGACACGCCAAGGGCAACGGCGCGGATCCCGAGCCCGAGCCGACGCCGACGCCGACGCCGGAGCCCGCGAAGCGAGCGCGAGCCCCCCGGGCGCCGCGCGTGTCTGCGGTCCCACCCCCCGAAGCGCCAGCTCCTGCGGCGGCCCCAGCTCCGCCTCCGGCGGATCTGCCGCCGCTCGACACGCTCAAGTCGGTTGTCACCGCCGCCGTGCGCCTGGCGCAGAAAGGGGAGGGTTCGAAAGCGATCCTCGATCTCCTGCCGGGGTTCAAGGACGCGACCGGGCTCCAATTCGTGATGAACGCCGAGGACAAGCACCGAGCGGCGCTCTATGATCTGGTGCAAGCGGCGGGCTTGCCGGTCGTCTGATGGCCGACGCCAAGCGCCACGCGCGCCTGGGCCCGTCATCCAGCGACATCTGGTTGACGTGTCTCGGCGCCCCAGCCGAGTGGGCGAAATATCCGCCGAAACAGGTGGGCTTCGCCGCGAAAGAGGGGACTTTAGCGCACGCGCTCTGCGAGGCCGCGCTCAAGCTCAACGCGGTGCCGTGGACCGAGGGCATGAAGTTCATGGTCGACGGGGAGGAGATCGAAGTGACGCAGGAAATGCTGAACGCCGTGTCTCTTTTTGCGGCGACAACAGGACGCATCTCGGATTTCTCGGATTGGCGCATGGTCGAGGAGGAGGTGTCTCTCGGCTGGCTGTGGAGCGCCACCGCGCTGCCCGAGGAGGTGTTCGGAACCGCCGACTTCGCCGCCTGCGACGCGATCACGCTCTACATCGTCGATTTCAAATACGGGCGCGGCAAAGCGGTCAGGCCCGAGGGCAACACCCAGATGCTCTGCTACGCGGTCGGCGTCTTGGGACGACTGATGCGCGAGCGACCGGAACTCGCCGCGTCCATCGAGAGTGTCTGCGTCTTGATCGTGCAGCCGCGCGCAGGCGGCGACCCGGTGCGCTCGTGGACGATCTCGGTTGGCGAACTTTTGTACTGGGCTTACGCCGTGTTGAAGCCCGCTATCGAGCGGATCGTCGCCGGGCGCGGACTGTCCCTCGTGGCGGGAAACCATTGTTACTT